CTGTAGAACCGTTTATATAATAAGTTACTTTATACATTAGTGCACCTGTACTGGTTTTTGTGGTTCAATTAGAGCATTAAAATCCATATTTGTAACACTCAACAATAAATTTATATAGTCTTCAACAGTCTTTGCTGCCACATTTAAGTGAGATAATCTTGCTAGCATGACTGACGATAGCATTAAAGGTGATATCTTATACTCAACACATAGTCTATGCATGATATCATCCACTTCATAACTAAGTTTTGCTAGATCTTCATCCTTAATCATATTTAAATGCTCCAAAATCTTTCTTACCTTCTCTATCGCCAAAGGTGTTTAATGGTTTATCGTCTTCTTTGACGTGTGCTGCCTCACTAATTAGTGTCTGAGCACTTGCTTCTACATCATAAAGTTTCATTCTAGAACGATCTACTCCGACGATGAATCTTTTGTGGAACGTTGGGTCGTTGTACCTGTTCTTAAGCTGTTTAACCATAAGTTGGCCAAGTTTCTCAAGCTCTTCCGTCGAGATGACCGCAAACATAAGATCAGCTGTAGCCGGTAAACCAAAAGATTCACTTGTGTCCTCAAGACCCACATCCGTATTCGAGAAGCCCGACCTCGTTGTCTGTGTTGCTGATACGACTGGACAGTTGTTTTCGACAGCAAAGCCGCGCATTTCTTCTGCGATCGATTTAATGTATGAGTAAGTATTAACCGATCCACCCAATCCACGAATCCTCGAGCTGGCGCAAATATTAAGATAGTCAACAAAGATGATATCGGGTTTAAAATTCTTTTTAAGTTTAAGTTCATTGATTAATGCTCTAAAGTGTCCGACATGAGCTGCACCAGTTGGATACTCTTTAATGATTAACTTACCAATATTCTTTTGTCCAATCTTTTGGATCTTTTGATCATATACTTGCTTTGGTAATTGCTCTAACTGGTCGATCGGGATATTCATGAGGTTTGCATCAATACGTTCAGCTATACGTTCCTCTGCCATTTCCATGGATATGTATAACACATTTTTACCTTGTACTAACGATGAACCAGCCATATGACACATGAATAAAGATTTACCAACACCTGTGCCGGCTAAGATGATGTTCAACGTTTTGTTTGGAAGACCGCCTTTAGTGATCTTATTGAAGTAATCAAGGTCGAATGGAATCCTCGACTCAGTCCTATGATAAAAATCATACCGCGCATCAGAAGCGTCAATATAGTCATGACCAACATTGGTATCAAAGCTAACAGATAGTGCTTTAGATAGGATATCAGGGATCGCATTATTAGATAACTCCTTGTGCTTACCATCTATGATTTGAATCGATTCCATGATGGCAAGATATATGGAACGTTCTTGACAAAACTTTTCTGTCTCATCTAATGCCCATTGAATATCAACGGGTTCAGCTTTGTATGCCTTATCAACGATATCCATCACATCGTTAGTGACATTTGGAATACGTTGTAACTCAATCTTCAATGCTGCTTCAGTTGGAACTTTATTGTATTTGTCAATAAAGTGATTTATTACTGCGAAGAGAAGTTTTTCTCCTCTTTCAAAGTATTCATCCTTTAGAAACGGTAGTGCACGTCTGGTGAATTCTTCATTCGTGCACAGTTGGTTCAGTATCAGTTGGCTTATCATTTTTTCCTAGTTTATATTTTCCAGTATCCATTGCATCTTCAATGATATGTGTTAAGATATCACCTAAGAGATTCATGAAGACTACATCTTCTTGTAGTTCTTCTTGCGTCATCAATAGATCGTCTGGAATTTTAGAAATATTAAATTGAAATTTTAATTTTGCTGTATCTGTATCTTCTTTAACTTCTATGCGACCATACTTATAAATGATATCTTTATAGTCGCCTTCTTTGATCTTAACATACCAGTCTTCATCACCTTTGTGTTCGACGAAGGTGTAGCTATCTTTAGATATCTTCATCGCTCAACTCTTCTGCACGAGGTTCTTCAGCTCGATACATTTTGCCACTACCAATTTGGTATGTGTCTGTGATATATTTTTGGAAGTCTGCATCTTTTAATAGTGGTGCCCAGAATTCTTCAGTGAGCGTGTCTTTTTCACGGACCTTTCCATCCAAGAACTCACCTGTGTTTCTGTCCACTTTTTGATACCACCCGTTAGAAGGTTTACCGACGAAACCACCAGCCAAAGCAATATCAAGCAACCCAGAATAACGCTGAATTCCACCTTCAAAAGAAACAGATAGAGGTATCTTAGACTTTTCTTTAACATAACGACTCTTCTCCACATTAATAATAAAGTGGTATCCCTTAATCTCTGTACCTTCTTTATCTTGTTGACGTCCTAAGATCCAAATTGTATCAGCTGAGTAGTAGATACCGGTGCCACCAGAAACTACTGCTTTCGGGAACATACCGATTTCCATATACGTATGATTAACTGCAAGTAGCGGTACATCCTTCATTGTCAAGTAAGGAGTAATCATACGGAATAAACCTTTAAGTGCTTTTGCACGTGACATATCTGCCACAGATTTTTCGTTTAGAGCATCTTCCATTTCTTTCTTAGATGCTAAGTTACCTACTGAATCGATGACGATGATAACTTTTTCGCCACGTTCTAAGTTGTTTAGTTGAGATACAACATCAAACTTAAGTTGTTCTACGTCTGTAATGGGAGTATGAAGTACACGAGACTTGTCGATATTAAATGAATCGAAGTATGCTTGAGGAGTACCAAACTCTGAGTCATAGAATAACATGACCGCATCTTTATACTTATCCATGTATGCTTTAGCCATTAGTAAGCTAAATGCTGTCTTAAAGTGCTTAGATGGACCTGCTAGTACTGTCAATCCTGGCGTCAAACCACCATCAAGCTTGCCGCTTAGTGCTACGTTAATCATAGGCACCGGTGTTGTAATCATATCCTTCTCACCAAAGAATTTGGAATCTTCCAGTGGTGAAGTAAATTCAATCTTTGAATTCTTCTTTAGTTTGTCCATTAAACCCATTGCATATTACTCCTATTTGTAATCATTGTATTATTATACCATATTTGCACTTGTTTGTACACTGTTTTTAAATGCTCTGTTACGTTTTAAATCTTCCATATCATGCCACTCTCTGTAGCTGTTAATGTTGTCAATATCTACAGATTGCAAGTTACGATTAATATGTTCATCTGATCCGACGTTGATAAAGATTGCACCAGGTTTTGCATATTCTACAAATAAATCCCAAGCTTTTGCGTCATAAGCAGCAGTAGTAGGGAATGGTAAAGCATGCTTTGTTTTATATGCTTGTAAAAATGGCATAGTTGCTGATACAACCTTTGCATCTCCAATTTCGCCCTTGTGGATATTACGAGCTACTGCTACACCGTGCGCCTCTGCAGATGGCCAACCTATTTGTAGTGCACGCGTCATAGTTCCTGTTGAAACTGCACACCAAATTTGCGTAGGTTCTTTGCCCAGTTGTTTGGTTATTTTATTCGTCATATTAACAAGGCCTGCTGTAACCATTGGCATATCCTTTAAACCTAGCGGAAGATACTGAGCATTGTTTTCTTTTGCCCAGTTCTTTGCATATTGATTTAAAACTGGCATTGCAGCAATACGAACGAACCTCATATCAACGTGTGGATATGAAAATAATGCACCTTGATGATCAGACACTCTCTTAGACGATGGACAAAAGAATACCACTTTCTTATTATACATCTCAGCTAGCATTGAGATTGCATCCATCGCATGGCCTTGTCGAGGTGCACAATATGTCAAGGTATCATATTTACTTTCAGCAATGACTCGTTCTCCACCAAATGATTTCAATCCGCCTGGTGCAAGGTCTGCTCGAAGAATGTATTTATCGCCATATGATTCTACTACTGGATCTGCAACCTTAGAAGTAAATGTTCCCCACATTTCTTTATAGTATTCATTTGCTTCTTGTCGATCCATCCCCATCGGGATGTCTTTATTACCTGTATCTTCTGTTATGCTAAACAAGTTTGGCCCCAATCGTTTCTTCTATAATATTGTGGAGAGATATGAACGCTCGAACTATTTTCCATATATGTCTTAGCGTACTTCTCTCCGTCCATCTTATACCACTCTTCCGGTGGCATGATGACATTCACCTTTCTTTTATTTAGTCCTTCGATAATTCGGTATGTAAGGTCTAAACGATCTTGTCTTGATCCAAAGAATGGTGTACCTTTAAAATAACCAGTCTTTGGCAACCTACGATCTTCGTATTCAACTGGAACTGGAGTCGTAAATGATATATCGCATTTATGTTCTTTTTGGATCATGACTGCTTGTCTTACATATTCGTCTAACATGTCGTCTAAGTTAAAGTTCTCATGACGAAGGATATGATGACGAACATCGATGGATCCATAACAAAACGTTACATTACCAAATGGTTTTAATCCTCTAAACTCTGTAATCAATCCACGTTTGAGTGTACCATATAGTGTCTTGCCGTTTTCTCTTAATACAATATCAGTGGTACGTGAGAATGCTGGAGTATGTGAATCTCCAACAGAGATACCATCAAACTTGCTTGATACTCCTAACAAGTCTTCTTGTTTTAATGATTGAACTGTGCTTAGTCGTTTAGTTAGTGCATCACACCATT